GCCGTTGGAAGTTTTAAAATTAAATAACTTTAAATAAAAATAAAATGGGTACAAATAATTTTTTAAATAAAAATGCTAGTAAAATCTTCGCTTGTGAATTGCAAGATGAATATTCTACATATGAAGATCTAGAGGAGATTTTGACAGAAGAGATTAACGAGGTTTTTGGCAATCAATTTGATAAAGAGCAATCACAAGATAATGAAAGCTATTATTCAGGAACTTACCTTGGCGATATTAATCATGATTATAGAGATTGCACTTTACGTTTAAAGCCAATAATTAGAGCGGGATATTATGATGGGTGCAATTTAGATTATGAAATTGAATTCGTAGGGCCTTGCAGTAGTTTTTATAATAGTTTAAACGAATTAGAAGATTCTTTATATTACCATAAAGCCATTATCAATAACTTTAAAAAACAATTACCCTTAATGATTAAAAAACTAGAAGAGGTTTTTGCGACTAATTCCACCCCTTTAGATAAAATCGGTGGATTTAGTGACGGCACGGCAATTTATAAAAAATCAATCTAATATTAACCTTAAATATAAATAATTATGACTACAAACCAAGATTTTTGCCACCAGTACGCCCACGCGTCAAAAGAAGATAACGCAAAAAATATGAATATGAGCTACAGCAACGGCATTATGTACTCATATCAAACAGCTATTGCCAAGAAATTAGATAATTGCACACTGTTTAATTGCACTAGCTACAGCGTAAGCACAAGTAGACAGCAAGAACATTTGAGGTATTCTTTAAGTGGTACTATAATAGAAATTGACGGTTTAGACGACGGAAATAGATTTACAAAAGAAGAGATAATTGCAGGGCTTACATATTCTTTAAAAGATAGCGTGAATAAGTTTTGCTGCTCTAAAAGGGAGTCAACTCGTAATAGATACCTTCTGGAAATACATAATTTGTTTTTGACTCTTAATCGGCTTTTAAATCATAAAGTATTATTAAAAAAAGATCTAAGCAAAGAATTAAAAGCGTTAATAAAAAAAGAAGTAACTTCTGCAACTTTAGAAAAATTGGTTGAGATTGAAAAAAAGGAAATAGCCAAACATAAAAAAGACGCAATAAGAAGAGCGGAAGAGAGAAGGGCAGATTTTCAGCAAGAAGTTGATGACTTTAAAACAGGGGAGGTCAACTATATTTCATATGGAGCGAGGGATTTAATTTGTAATGGTTTTGATCTTATTAAGTTAGTTGATGAAGGTAAGAATATTTTAACTTCTAGACATATTAAAATACCAATTTCCCACGGTTTAAAATTATTTAGACTTGCTACAACTCAAAAGGATTTAAAAGAAACTAAACAAGATTTTGATTTTACGGTTAATGGCTTCCCAATTAACAGAATAGAGGCAAATGGCAATTGTTATGTTAGTTGCCATAAATTTGAGTATAGCGAAATATTACGTTGTTACCATGACGAATATTTAAACCAAAAATATAAATAATTATGAAAACAGCAAAAGAAAAAAACCTAGAAATAAATAATATTCAAAGAGAAAAAAATGGCATGGGAGATAATGATAAGTTATATAATGAAAGCATATCAAAAGACGCAGAGAAAGATGCTACATTGCCAAATACTACAATATCAAGACTTAAAACAAAGGGCTTTATACCAGTTTTAGATCTTCGAAAAGCTAGTACTTATCAACAACTATTAAGTAAATAAATAACCTTAAATAAAAATAATTATGATAAGCAAGACCAATAAAACAAAAATAAGAAAATTCCTTAAGGGGACTTATACACCTAGAGAAGATGACGTCTGGTTTTATGTAACTAAGACCCTAGATTGTAATTTACATATAAGCGAGGGTGAAAGGTCGGCTTGCTTATACCCGGTAAACAAGGAAGGGACTACAGATTGGACAAAACCAAAAAGAATCAATTTAAATAACCCTAAACATAAATAATTATGACTATAGAGATTAACAAAAGAAAAACTGGATCAACTTACACAACTAAGAACGGCGTAAAGATGAGGCAAATCAATTTAGCCGTGCAATCAGAAATAGCGGACAAATTTGACACCTTGTGCGAGGGCTTAAGCAAATCAGTAATATTTACACAGCTAATTAATGACAAGATAGCTCAATCTAAAAAAATACCTACTAAAAAAGCAGAGCCAGTTTATTCAATTTTAGGAGAATAACATGGAAATTATAATTTTAGCCGGATTTTTAATAATAATATTAACCCAATAAAATAACTATGACAAATTTAAAACAAACTAAACCGAGGTCTATGGTTAGAGTAATGTCTGATATAGAATTTTGTATCACTAATGAAGTTGATGACGAAATAATTGAGTTGGATATTATACAATTAATAAATCAACTTACACAATTAAAGAGTAAATTAACTAATAAAGAGGAGGCTTATAACCTCATTAACCCAGCAATAAAATATTATGACAAATAAAACAATGAAAAAATGCACAGGATTAAAAGACAGCAACGGTAAATTGATTTATGAGGGGGATATTGTTTATTTAGCAGGACAGGGATTATGTGAAATTGAATTTCCTTTCGAAAATCTTTATCAAGCTTATCCAGAGGGAGATATTGGGAGAATAAAAGGTAATATTTATGAAAACCCTGAACTAAAAGAGATAAAATAATTATGACAAATAAAGAAACTACAGAACGCTTAATTATAAAAGCAAGCAAGCAATATATTCATAGAGCCAAGCTAAAAATAGATAAAGTCCAGAATTTACAGTCCTTAGGTTTAGACTTAGATTTTATCCAAGAACCAACTAAACCAAAAAAAAAAGAATATAAATAATCATGGCAACTAGATCAGAAAAAAAGAGAATCGAAAGGGCTTTTATATCTATACATCTTTACCTTCTAGTAAAATATGAAGCCATAACTGGCTTCGACCATAAAAAAGAAGAGCTAGAAAAACAAATCAATAATATACTGGACGAATCAGACCCAAAAAAGCTACTCAAAATAAATAATAGGGTAGCTAGATTAAATGAAGACTCCGGAATTAGAGATTTATTAACAAAAGGGATTGATGGCCATAAATATATATTGTTGATGTATTACTTAACCTTGGAGATAGTAAAAAATAATAAAACATTACTTCCCCAAGAGTTAGGGCCAATATTTAATGACTTCTTAGAAGTAGAATCCGGAGAAAAAGATGAGCAAGACAGAATGAATATAAGAAAATCTGCCATGAAGCAAGCCCCTAAGCTATTTAAGAAGTTGCAAGATCTAGGTTATTATAACTAGAGTCTAAAATTAGACAATAGCGAAAATTACAAGTAAATAAAAGTTGACTTATATATTATAAACAGCATAATTTACTTGTAAGAACAGTTATATACTAAACATTTTATTAAAATGCCAGAAAAGAAAATACAAAATTTAACTTCAAAAGAACTAGGCCAAGAGTTATCTCTTAACCCTCAATATGTGAGAGATTTAGCAAGACTTGGAACTATACCAGCAAAGAAAATAGGAGCAGCGTGGAGGTTTGACTTGGATAAAGTTGAGGCACAACTAGAGCGAAATGCCGCAATGGCTGTCCAACGCTCAATGATTTCCTCAACTTCTACCGATGAATAAACATGACAATTCAAAAACGAAACACTCCATTAACCCAAGTAATAGAAAGCTATCACAAAGCCGGATTAGTAATCACGCCATTAACTGGTAAAATACCCTTTGGTAAAAATTGGCAGAAAACAACATTACAGCAATCAAAAGCTAAGTTAGACAATGGCGAATATGATAAATGCTTATCTGCTGGCTTTGTCATACCAGATAATATGATAATAGTAGATGTTGATAATCACAGTGAAGACGGCGAAAAACTTGGCGACAAAAATTTAAACTTACTATCCGAGAAATACAAATTCGACTTAATAGTTAATGCTTCTATTGTAGTTAATACAGCCAGCGGAGGGAAACATTTATATTATAAGAAAAAAGATAAGTATTTAGATTTACCTGTATCGAATATCCTAAGAGATTTCCCAAGTGTAGAGTTTAAATCTATCAAAAGACAAGTTGTAATACCGGCCTCTGTACTACCAAATGGTAATAGTTACAGCTTATCAATAATGACAAGGGGTTTTAAAGAGCTTACTTACTTGCCAGATGAGATGATGCACGATATTTTATCCAGGGAAAATGGGATAAAATTAGCACCAGATGTAGCACAAACTTTGGCGCTACCTAAAGATGCAACCGCTGATGTTAGAGCCTTTCAAGAAATACTAAGCTTTCAAGATGTTAATTTAGAAGGTAACAGATCTGACAACACTTACAGATTAGCGTGTATAGGTAAGGATCAAGGGCTTTCATATACTACGGTTCATGATTTATTGCTACCATATAACCAAACTCACAACCAACCAATCTTATCCCCATCAGTATTACAATCTACTATTAAACACGCTTTTAAGTATTCAAAGAATACAGCCCCAACAAGATCAATAGCTGTGGACTTCCAAGAGCAACCAGTTGAAAAGAAATTGCAGGATGCAGAGGTAATAGAGCAAGCAGAAGATCTTACACCATGGACGGATCAGTTAATAAGAGGTGGTAAAGATGGAACTGGTCCAGTATCTAGAGCAAACTTTGGTACTCAAAACACTTGTATTTATCTTAAAAACTTACCCCAATTCAAAGGAAAACTAGCAGTAAACCTATTTTCTATGGATACTATTTGGAGAGAGCCGGCATTATGGCATAAAAAACCGGCTAAGACGGACCCTACAGACAAGGTGATAGATGATGATGATATAATAAGGATGAAAGCCGAGCTAAACAAAACCGGATTTGATCCAAGTACCCAAGTTATTTTAGAAGCCTCAAGATCAGTTTCTCTTGATAATGAATATCACCCAGTTAAAGAATACTTCAATGAGTTGCCAGCGTGGGACGGTATAGAGAGATTAGCTAGGTTCTTCCCAGATTTTTGTGGCACTACGGATGATGCTTATACCCAGCAAATAGGAATTAAGATTTTTACTGCAATTGTGGCTAGGATTTTTGTGCCAGGTATCAAGTTTGATTATCTACCAATCCTAATAGGTGCACAAGGGATAGGAAAATCTACCCTGCTAGAAACTATAGCTATAAAACCGCAGTGGTACACAGATAATTTAGGGGATGTGAACAACAAAGATGTAATATTACGGATGAGATCTAAGTTGATAGTAGAGAATGCAGAGCTGACAATGTTCAATAATGCAGATGTAAATGAGGTTAAAGCTTTCTTATCAAGGAGAACCGACAGAGATAGATTACCTTACGATAAATTACCAAGAGATTTACCTCGCCAATGTATCATAATGGCGACCACAAATAAGGATAGATTCTTACAAGATGAAACTGGCAACCGGAGAATGTGGCCTGTGGAGATTATGAAAATTGATTACAAGCAGATTAAAGAAACATTACCCCTATTCTATGCAGAAGCTATAGCAAGATTTAAAGCAGGGGAAAAGTTATTTCTAGATGATGAAGAGGCTAGTAAGATTTCAATAAGTAAACAAGAAGAGAGGTTTAACCAAGATGATTGGGAACCAACAGTAGATAAATGGCTAGATGAAAATGGTAAAGATAAAATAACCATACATGAAATATGGGAAGAGGCTTTTGGTAAAGACATCGTTAATTGCGGATTCCGAGAGCAGAAACGAATAGGCAGTATTCTCCGCCACCTTGGATGGAAGCGTACTACTATAAGAATTAATGGAAAAACTCAATCAGGATTTAAGAAATGAAAATAGAAGTAATAGTAAGATTTAAAACAGACAAGGCTATAAAGGTAACGTGCAGGGGTACGGATGTTTGGCTACCAAGAAGCCAGATAATATTACCTCCTTACGCAATTGGGGAACCAGTAGAAATAGAAGTGGCCGATTGGATAGCTAAAAAGAATGGTTGGCTAGAATATGATAACTACGAAGACCACGATAACTATCTTCTAGATGATCATCTAGACTGGATGTGGAAGTGAGATAATTAAAATAATTACTTTATATGAATGAGGGAATAAAAGTATTAATCCTCCTAGACGATCTTAATAGACTAAAGGACCAACTTGAGGGTTGCAGAGAGATGATAGAGTATCAAAACGAAGACCACGATAGCTATCTTCTAGATGATCATCTAGATAATTTTCTAGGAGATCATCTAGATAAGAAAATTTTTTTGACAGGAACCTGGATAAATAAGTGTGATAATTAAAATAATTACTTGACTTACTAGTTCTTACAAGTACAATCTATTACGAACCTTGTTAAAAATTGTTTTTAATACATAAGAGAACATAAAACATTATAAACGGGGTTCTAAGGAAGATTAACATTTTTAATTCGTTTTTGGATGTTAATCTTCTGAAATTTAAAACACGTAAACACATGACTATGAAAATTACTTTTGAAGACAACAAATATTATATCACCTGCGGCTACGGAGATCGCCAAGCCATCAAAGCAGCAGGGTTTAAGTGGGAATCTACAACCAAACGGTGGTTCACAAACAATTTCTACATTGCGGTAACTGCGGTAGAAAAACTAAAACTAACAGGTTTAAATATCCCAGATGAATTAAGATTAATTTCTGCTAATGTAGATAGTAGTTATAGCCAGTATTTCTTAGGGAAAAACTTAAGGATTTCTGATAAACTATTTGATTACCAAAAAGCAGGAGTAGAAGAACTTTTGGATCGTAAGAATGTCTTACTAGCTGACGAACAGGGACTAGGAAAGACCCTACAAGTGATCGAATACCTTAACATTGCAAACCATAAGAAAAGATTAATCATCTGCCCTGCCTCATTAAAACTAAACTGGGAGCGTGAATTTCACAAATGGGGAACCGGACTTTTCTCTACTAGAGTTATATCAGGGGGTAAAGATAACTTCATGATAGAGGATTCTATACTAACTGGTGAGGGCCACGATACTATCATAGTTAATTATGACTTACTTAAATCTAAATTAATTATGGATCAGCTAAAAGCATTTAAACCAGATGTGTTGGTATGTGATGAGGCACATTACCTAAAGAATGCTAAGACAGTTCGTACTAAGAACGTAGCTAAACTGGCCCGTGACGTAGATAAGAAAATTTTTTTGACAGGAACGCCTATGCTTAATCGTCCAATTGAGCTATATTCTTTGCTAAAAATACTATCATTAGATACTTTAAAACCCTTTGAGAACTATCGTAACTATGCTTACCGCTTCTGCGCCGCTTACAATAGCAGATGGGGATTAGATACTAGTGGATCTGCCAATATAGAAGAGTTAGGAGTGAGGTTACGAGCTACTTGCATGGTAAGACGTTTAAAGAAAGACGTGATGAAACAATTACCCGAAAAAACAATACAGATTATACCTTTTGAAATGGATAAAAAAGCAGAGATTATTATAGCTAAGACAGAATTCATGTCCGCAGAAAATCTAAAGAAAGCTCCTGCTCAAGGTAATATGGGAGAACTAGCCACTATCAGAAGAGAACTAGCCATGCTAAAATTAGATGAGAGCGCTAACTACATTAAAGATATGCTGGAAAGTGTAGATAAAATAGTTATCTTTGCTTACCACCATGATGTAATGAATTTCCTTAAATATAAGTTAGCAGCATTTAACCCGGTAATTCTAACAGGTAAACATACTCTGGCTAATAAACAAAAAGCAGTAGATGACTTCCAGAACAAGAAGGGAGTCAGGGTTTTTATAGGACAAATACAAGCCGCAGGTACTGGCCTAACATTAACCGCAGCTAGTGATGTAGTATTTGTAGAATCCAGTTGGGTACCGGGAGAGATTAACCAAGCGATAGATCGCTGTCACCGTATTGGACAGAAGCACAATGTAACTGCCAAGTTCCTAGTCGTAGAGAAAAGTTTGGATGAAACTATGCTTAAATCTATCTTCGATAAGGAGAAAACAATTAATCAAATAATGCAATAAAATGGTAGATAAAACAAAAAGATTTAAAGTTAATGAACAGCTCAAGGATATTGAACAGGAGATTAAAAGCATAGTTCCAAGATTATCTAAACTTGAAATCAAAGAATCTAATAAGATGGATAGGGCTAAAGTGTGGTCATTAGCTGCCGCTCACGTAGCCGGTGCCACAAACTGCAAAGATATTAGCACAGCAATTAACTGGGCTGATAAGATATTGGCTAAGTATGACGAACGATTTAATTAACCAAATAATGCAATAACTATGAGCGTAACACTAATGGACATCGAACATAAAGACATACCAAAATTAATGAAAGAGTTTAAGAAGCACTTTCAAAACCACATGCACATAAAGTTTATAAAGACTAAGACTTTGGCACAGGTAGGTGAAAACAAAACCGCGGTAATGGATATAATTAAGGTACAAATAAATGACACTTCTAAAGGTGGTAGAGGTGAAGAAAATTGGACTCTTCAATATGCTTACGACATATTAAAGCATCCAAAAGAGATGGATCTCTGTGTTCAGCGTTGGCTTCTAGGTTTTAAAACAGCTAAGAAAAAGCCCACGTTGGATCTACCGGGATACACAAGCCCAACTATTAATTAATAATTTAATCTTAAAATAAAAATAAACTATGGATATTAAAAAAGTTGAAGAACTAATACGGATGAAAAACAATTGTTCAGTTGCAATTGAAACACTTAATACAGAACTACTAGGCAACATTGCTAATGGCATAGCTAGGTTAGTAGCTTTGGAAGAGGATAAGATCTCTGGTCAAATGAGCATGGACCTTAGACCACAACCAACTCCGGAAGTAAAAGAAACTGTAGTAGAGAAAGTAAAACCAGTTAAAAAAGTAATAAAAATAGATAAACCTGTTGAGGTTAAAGTAGAACCA